AATCTACTACCACTAAAAAAGAATTTGTTCAATTTGTAGAAAGTTTGACAAAGGTACAAATGGAAAAAATTCAAAAATTCTTTGAAACAGCTCCTAGACTTGAACATACATTTAAAGTGAAAAATCCCAATACTGGTGTAGAATCAGATTATACATTAAGGGGATTGCAGAGTTTTTTCGGATAGCCCTCTTTCATAATACGCTAGAGGGGTATTACAAGACCAACTTCGCTTTAATGCAACACCATAAATACAGCTTGAGTGAAATTGAAAATATGATGCCCTTTGAAAGGCAAGTTTATGTTTCTTTATTAATGCAATACTTGGAACAAGTTAAACAAGAACAAGAAAAACAAAAAAGGTAATGGCAGCATCAACCGTAGCATACACTGATACTACAGGTAATAAGGATTATCTTGGTAGTATCGCTAGTCAAATTGGAAGGCGTCTTAAAGAAGCTTC